GCCGTTGTAGTTGCCACCGCTGGCAAACTGGCCGCCGATGCAAAACGGGCCGCCGATGAACTGGAAAAGGTCATCAAAGCCGCCGCCGAAGCCGAGTCTGACAAAGAGGAAGACGAGGAAATGGCGAAGGATGAAGACGAAGAAGATATGGCCAACGACGAAGACAAAGACGAAAGCGACAAGGTATCCAAGCCTGCCATGGATGCCGCGATTGCCGCCGCTGTCAAAGCGACTGAAGCCCGTCTGCAATCCATTCGCCGCGCCGAACAAGAAGTGCGCCCGGTCATCGGCGACATCGTTGCTCAGGACTCCGCTGCCACCGTGTACAAAATGGCGCTTGATCACCTGAAAGTTGACCTGACCGGCGTTGATCCGTCTTTGTACGGCACTCTGTATCGCACCGTGTCTGCCGTCAAACCGCAAAAATCGACAATTGCCCAAGATGCTGCCAAGTCGTCCGGCGCATTTACGGAATTGTTTCCTACAGCAAAATTGACCCGGAGCTATTAACATGGGGTTTCAAACTGCTATCAATCAATATCCTGCGCCGGGCGTAGAAGGCAAATTTGCTTCTGCCAATCCACGCGCCTCGGTTGTTGCCGGTGATACCGCGCTGTTAGCGGCTACCGGCGGCGTCATTGTAGGCCGGTTTGCCTGGACAAACTCTGCCGATACTACCGCAACCAATACCGGCACTGGCGCACCTAACGGTTTTGTGGCCAATGAACTGCAAGCCTTTATCCAGACTTTTGGCGATGGTTCTAGCCTGACTATTCCGGCAGGCCGCAATGTTACCCTGTTCAATCAGGGCGACTTCTGGGTGCGCATCGCCAACGCTTGCACCAAAGGTCAGAAGGTTTTTGCCTCGCTGGCTGATGGCCGCGCATCTGCCGCCGCTGCTGGTGCAACCATCGCCGCCGCTTCTGTGACCGCTGCTATTTCCGGCACAACCATGACCGTATCCGCTGTTGGTAGCGGAACATTGGTGGTCGGTCAGGAAATCTCCGGTACTGGCGTCACCGATGGCACGTACATCACAGCGTTGGGTACTGGTACTGGCGGCACTGGCACATACACCGTCAGCGCATCGCAGACCGTTTCCAGCACTACCATTACCGCATCGGCTTCGGTCGAAACTAAATGGTACATCACTCAGCCCGTCGCCGCTGGCGAGCTGGTAAAAATCTCGTCTTGGGGGTATTGATATGGGCGTAATGTTGAGTTTGGACGGTAAAACGTTCGATTCCGGCGAGCTTGAAGCCCGTGGGATTTATATCCCCGGACTGCAAGGCTTTATTGAGCCGGGCGTAAAGCATAATTTCAAAATGGCGCAGGATGCCCAGCCGACGCTGATTACTACGTCGAACGCTGGTATTCCGGCATACATGACCAACTTCGTTGACCCAAAGGTCATCGAGATTTTGGTCACGCCAATGAAAGCTGCCGAAATCGTCGGCGGTGAAATTCGCAAAGGCAACTGGACAACTACAACCGAGCAATTCAGCGTTGTTGAGTCGGTCGGCGAGGTATCCACCTACGGCGATTTCAACGAAAACGGCACCATCGGCGCTAACATCAATTGGGTGTATCGTGATTCGTACCTGTACCAGACCTATACCCAATGGGGTGAGCTGGAACTGGAGCGTGCAGGAGAAGCTCGTATTGATTTGGCTGCCCGCCTGCAAATCGCGTCCGCGCTGGTGCTGAACAAATTCCAGAACAAGTCGTACTTTTTCGGTATTTCCGGCCTGCGCAACTATGGCCTGCTGAATGACCCGTCCCTGTTCTCGCCGATTTCGCCAGCCGCCGGTACATGGGCGACTCTGGACGCCGCCGCTATTTATACCGACATCCAGCGTCTGTACAAACAGTTGATTGTACAAACCAAAGGCCTGATCGAGGCGTCTACCCCAATGACGCTGGCGCTGTCGCCGACATCGGAAACCAATCTGACAAAGACGAACATTTACAATGTCAACGTCTACGATCAGCTGAAGAAAAACTTCCCGAACATGCGCATAATTTCGGCTGTTGAGTATGCAACTGATTCCGGCGAGCTGGTGCAATTGATCGCTAACGCTATCGACGGTCAGGAAACTGCCGAAGTCGCGTTTAACGAAAAAATGCGAGCGCATCCTGTTGTTGTTGGCGCGTCCAACTACAAGCAGAAAAAGACCGGCGGCACATGGGGCTGTGTCATCAAACAGCCTACCGCCATTGCTCAACTGCTGGGGGTGTAACGTGGGTGCAACTGTAACTGTAGGCTGCAAACTGCCAAATGGCCTGATTGCCGAGGTGGGCGATGTTCGTATCCGCTTTGCTGGCGCTAATGACTCCGACATCGTTGGCGGTCATGGTATTACCGAGGATGTCCCCAAAGAGTTTTGGGATTCGTTTGTGGCAAAATATGGCGGTTTTTTTGTGCCATTGATCAAAGGATTGATTTTTGCCCATGACAGCACTCGGTCAGCAAATGCAATGGCCAAAGAGCGCCGGAATGAAAAAACCGGGCTTGAAGGCCTGACGCCTGCCGATGCTAAAAAGATCGGCGTAGAGTCTGCTGTCGCAGCATAATCGGAGGCTGTCATGGGTGTAGTGGTATTCAGTGCATCGGCGTTCAAGACACGTTATCCAGAGTTCTCGACTGTGGGCGATACCGTGTTGGATGCTTATTTTTCTGAATCCACTATCTACCTGAACAATACCGAGTCATCCCGCGTTCAGGATGTTGGGCAGCGCGGCGTGCTGCTCAACATGCTGACAGCGCATCTTGCTGCACTGTACAGCGGTGTAAATGGCCAGACGCCCGTAGGGGTAGTTGGCCGCATTAACTCGGCAACAGAGGGCAGCGTTACAGTTGCTGCTGATATGGGGCCGGTTACAAATTCTCAAGCGTGGTATTTGCAAACAAAATACGGCGCTCAGTATTGGGCTGCAACTGCTCAATATCGCATGATGCGGTATCGCCCAGGCTATTCTCGTTCTGCTCCGCCAAGTTATGACACGATTACCGGGGGTTCGCTATGAGTGGATTAGCCGGTGGTCAAGCGATGCAAACGTATCTCGAAGGCATTGCCAAAAAGATTCAGGATGCCGGAGTGTTACGTGTCGGTTTTTTGGAAAACGCGAAATATGATGACGGCACGCCAGTTGCTGCTGTCGCCGCTCAGAACGAATACGGGACAAAAGAATCTGCATCCCGTCCATTTTTTCGGACGATGATTAAAGATAAAAAAGCAGGCTGGGCTGTGTCTATGTCCAATCTGATGCAATCTACAAATTACGATATTGATGCAGTTTATAAATTGATGGGCGAGGGCATTGTCGGCCAATTGCAAATGAGCATTCGGGACGGCAATTGGAAACCAAACTCGCCAGTTACTAATTTGCTGAAACAGCGTTTTCCTATGCGCGAAAATATGACGCAAGCCGATGTTGACCAAGCAAAAGCTGATGTTGCGGCAGGTGCTACTGCTCCGGCAGGAAAGCCGCTTAATTGGACGGCGCACATGCAGAATAGTGCTGGATGGGATGTAAAGCATGAATCTACATAGCATTGCATCTGGCGCTATAGGATCGGTCAATCCGTTTATCAGCATGACCATTACCCGTAACACAGGCTATACAACAGCAGATGACGGCACACGCACGCCAACGACGACGACTATCGAAACCACTGGCCAATGGCAAGACCTGAACGCCAAAGAACTGGAACACCTGAACGCGCTGAACATTCAAGGTGATCTGGGCGCGATTTATATCAACGGCAGCTATGACGGCGTAGTCCGGGCTGATGGCATCGGTGGAGACGTATTTACATTTAACGGCAAAAACTGGCTGGTCGTACAGGTCATGGAGCAATGGCCAGACTGGTGCAAAGTCGCTGTTTGCTTGCAGGTGTCGTCATGAGTTTTGCCGCCAGCATTACCGATAGCGACGTGTTTACAGCATTGCGAACCTTTTTGCTGACAGTTACAAATAACTCGCTGGCTGTCATTCAGGGGTTTGATAATAAAGTCCCCATGCCGACCGGCGGCTTTATTTTGATGCAGGGCGTTACCCGCGAACGATTGGCAACAAACATTGATAGCTATACGTTGGATTTGCTGTCAGGCAACGATACTAAATCCATGACGCAAAAAATCAACTATGGCATACAGATTGATATTTACAGCGATATATCCGCCGACCATGCGACGGTTATCAGCACCGCTTTTAGAGACATGTATGCTTATGATGTTTTCCCGGCAAACATCAAACCCTTGTATTGTGATGACCCAAAACAGTTGCAATTCACAAACGGCGAAATGCAGTATGAAAAACGGTACATGATGATGATGTACCTGCAATATGACCCAACAGTCACTACACCCGCTCAGTTGGCTACTGAATTGAGCGTCCCGACAATGTATCCGGTATTTTAGAGGTTTATATGGGTTCGATACCTGCAAGCAAAATTGTCCAGATTAACCCCGATGTTGTCGGGACTGGCGGCAATCCCCTGTCATTAAATGGCGTCATTATCAGTCAAAACGCTGCCGTTCCGGTTGGCACTGTGCTGTCGTTTAGCTCGGCTGACTCGGTGGCTGATTATTTCGGCGCATCGTCCACTCAGGCGGGAATGGCTGGCATTTATTTCAAAGGCTTTGACGGCGCGACCAAACTGCCAAGCGCCTTGTATTTTTCCGCCTTTGCCGAAGCCGACACCGATGCGTTTATTTTTGGCGGCTCGATGGCATCTATCAGCTTGGACACGCTGAAAACATACACCGGCACGCTGACCATTGTTGTTGCTGGTGTATCAAAAACATCGTCGTCTATTGATTTGAGCGCCGCCACCAGCTACACCAACGCCGCGACAATCATCACCGCCGCGTTTACCACGCCTGATTTTGCCGTGGTCTATGACTCGCAGCGTACTCGTTTTGTCGTGCAATCCACCAGCTCCGGCGCAACCGAGACTATCGTATTCGCCACCGGCACAATTGCCGCCAGCCTGAAACTGACACAGGCCACTGGCGCAATTCTGGCGCAAGGCACGGATGCGGAAACCGAAGCCGATGCACTGAACCGACTCAAGGCTGCTACCCAAAACTGGGCATCGTTTACTACAGATTATGAGCCAGACAGCGCCAGCAAATTAGCATTTGCAGCTTGGGCAAATGGCACAAATCAGCGGTTTGAATACCTGTGCTACGATTCCGACGCCAATACCGTTAACGCCAATGCAACGACGACCGTAGGCTATCAGGCTAAGGCGCTGGCTTATGATGGATGCTGCTTTATCAGTGGCCAGCCGTCTGTCGCCGCCGCCAATAGCACAACAGTCGAAGCGATGGCGCGTGATGTTGTTTGTTTTGTCATGGGTACAATCGCGTCAATTGATTTTGGCGCGGAAAATGGCCGCA